CGAGGATTCGATAATGAAACTGCAAGAACTGGCCGTAGCCAACCCAACAAAACAGGCCGCTAAGGTCTTTGAAAGCTATTTTGGAACCAGTATCAAATTTGATACTATTTCTCGCCGCCAAGCTCAAGGCTTGCTAAACCGTGTGCGTTCGCTGATCAGCGAACACCGTCGCACTCCAGAATTCCATAAAAGTGAACAAAATCCTGCTTATCTTAAATTGGTGATGTTAGAGCAGGCCTTGGCAACACAGGCCACAGCACCTGTCACCCCGGCCACAGCACCTGTCACTCCAGCTACTACTCAACAGCAAGCTGGTATGCAAGCCGCACAAGTTCAACAAAAGAAACGTCAAATACAAGACGCTATCAAAGCCAAGCAGGCTGAGATCGCTCAATTACAAAAGCAAATGAACAATCCTACAATGGCAGCTATGGAAAGCAAAATTGCTCGCCGTTTGCGTGAAGCTTCTGAAGTTCAACAAGCTCAGGTTGTGTTGGCCAGCCAAGACATGGTTGATCAAGTGCAAAAGATGAGTGAACAAATCAGTGCTATGCAGTTCAAAGATTTGCCGGCCTTAGTTGATAATATCAAGAACGAAGTTGGTGTAGATCAGGCCATGCAATTCAATACAGATGCTACAGCCGCATTAGCTGGTCTGTTACAAAACTTGCAAGGTGCCAAGACTCAACTTGAGCAGGCATTGGGCGTAGTGACCGGACAAACTCCTACTGTTCCCGGCGAAGACATGTCAGCTCCAATGCCGGGCCAAGAAGAAATTGACATTGATGCTGAAATGCCCACACCCGATGGTGCGGAAGATATTGATGCTGAAATGGACGCCAATATTGAGCCAGCAGGCCTAGGGCGTGAACGTAGATAATGTTAATCCGCGAAGTTGCAGATCCTAACACACAACGACTGGCTGCACTAAGCCAGTTTTTGCTTGGCCGTAGCCAAGATGAAACAGCCAAAAAACAAATCAGTCAAACAGCTTTTATTGATTTAGCCAAAAGTTTGGGTGTTAATGTTACCGCAGACAACCTAGGCGACTTGATCAGCCAAGAGCCACTTAGCAATATCCTTGAGCCACTAGAACCAAATTCTAATGTAGTTCGATTCAAAGGCGACACCGAAGCTGCTACAGGCATGAGTGTAGATCAAGCACGGGCAGTTGTAGATTCAAATGCCAAAGCGGCAATGAAACGTCGTCAGTAATTGTAATAGTCGTATATCTAATATCACTTGATGTACAGGTGATAACCTAATTCCTACACTATGAAAAAACATCTATTCTCAAAAATTGAGTTCTATATAACTAATGTTTGCAATCTAACCTGTGAAGGGTGCAATCGCTTTAACAATTATTCATTTGCTGGTTGGCAAAAGTGGAGTGACTACGAAGCCGATTATGCCAAATGGGCCGAGTATGTAGACATTGACAAGATAGTTATTTTAGGTGGTGAACCATTACTTAATCCAGACATACTTGATTGGGTTTATGGTATAAATCGCATATTCAAAAGAAATGTGCAGATACTTTCAAACGGCACACGCTTGAACAACGTGAAGGGACTTTACCAAGCACTACAGGACAATGGCAATTGGATGGGCATAAGTTGGCATAATCCCAACACTATCGATGAGTTCGAAGCAGAAGTCCACAAGTTCCTTCAAGGCACAATTATACGATTAGAAAAAAACGATCCATGTAACGAATTTGGTGCAGATATTACTTGGATAGACGAAAACAAAGTTGCTATTCCGTTGTGGATACAATATGATTTTTATGATAGCGCAATTAAACGTGATCATACCGGTAAGTTTGCACTTCACAATAGTAGACCCGAAGTAGCACACAACAGTTGCGGATTCCGCATACACAAAAATTATCATATGATCAAAGGCAAGTTGTACAAGTGCGGACCAGCTGCACTATTTCCAGAATTTGATCAACAACATGGATTTGATATTTCAGATCAAGATAGAGCTATTTTAAATTCCTACCGGCCTTTATCACCGTATGAATATGCAGAACGTGGTGCAGAGTTCTTGGCTACCATTGACAATCAATTAGAAATGTGTAAATTTTGTCCAGAAAATTTGGACTACAAAAACAGATTATTTGCTGTCAGCAAAAAAGAAGCTAAAAAGAAATATACCCTTGAACCGGTTTAGTCAAAAAGGTTGTAAATACATATTGGATATGTTATAATACAAAAGATGACAAAAGAATATTTAATAATTTTAATCACCGGTCCTATTTTGATTTATTTGTTGTATAAATTAAGTTTAGAACTATGGTGTCTGACCTATGGAGTGTTTAATTAAATGGCGTACAGTGAAAAAGTAATAGATCATTATGAAAATCCACGCAATGTGGGTAAAATGGACATAGACGACACCGTGGGTACTGGCATGGTTGGTGCTCCCGCATGCGGTGACGTAATGAAACTACAAATCAAAGTAGAAGATGGAATTATTACAGATGCAAAATTTAAAACTTACGGTTGCGGATCGGCTATTGCGTCGTCGTCTCTCGTTACCGAGTGGGTCAAGGGCAAAACGCTGGAGCAAGCAGGATCGATTAAGAATTCAGAGATTGCGGAGGAACTTGCTTTACCGCCGGTTAAGATCCATTGCTCCATACTTGCTGAAGATGCTATCAAGGCGGCAGTAGCTGACTATAGATCCAAACATGATCCAAGTAACTGAAATAGCCGCCAAAAAAATTGTCACTAATCTAACTAAGCGTGGGCAAGGGCTAGGCATTCGTCTTGGCGTAAGAACTACAGGCTGCAGTGGACTTGCTTATGTGTTAGAATACATTGACAAGTTAAATCCAGAAGACATATCATATGAACAAGATGGATTTGTTATTGTAGTCGATCCTAAAAGCAGTGCATACTTAGATGGATTAGAAATTGATTATGTGCGTCAAGGCCTAAACGAAGGTTTTGAATTTAATAACCCTCAAGAAAAAGACCGCTGTGGATGCGGGGAAAGTTTTCGTGTATAACCCAAAGTTTGACTATCATGCATTAAGTCGCACAAGTGAAGAAGGTAAAAGATTATATTCTTGCCCGGATGGAAGCCGGGTTCCCAGTGTAACAACAATCCTTGACAAAACCAAACCCGAAGAATCACGAGCCGCGCTGGAACAGTGGCGTCGTAATGTAGGGCATGCCAAAGCACAGCAGATTACCACAGAAGCGGCCAATCGCGGAACTCGCATGCACACTTACTTGGAGCATTATGTAAAAAATAATGAGCTGAAAGAACGTGGCACAAACCCATTTGGCTGGGCAAGTCATGCCATGGCACAAACTGTTATTGAGGACGGACTTGTAAATGTTGATGAGTTCTGGGGTGTAGAGATTCCCTTATACTTTCCCAAGCTGTATGCCGGAACCACAGACTGTGTGGGCGTACACAAAAAAGATGAAAGTATCCTGGATTTTAAACAAACAAATAAACCCAAGCAAGAATCCTGGATCACTGACTATAAACTACAACTTGTGGCCTATGCGTTGGCACACAACGAAGTATATGGAACCAACATACGCAAAGGTGTGGTACTAATGTGCGTAAAACCTCCAGTAGATGACATGGGCAACCCACTTGCCCGCCCTGTTTATCAAGAATTTATCTTAAAACCTGAGGATTTTGACTACTGGGCAGACCAGTGGTGGAAGAGATTAGAGCAATATTACCTACTGGCATAACCAGCTAAATACTGGATAGAATTCAAGGAAGACCAAATTGGCCATTGTTCAAATATCTCAGATTACTAACCGTAAAGGGTTAGCAGAAAATTTACCACAATTAGCTGGTGCCGAGTTGGGCTGGAGTACAGACTCACGACAGTTATGGATCGGTAACGGCACACTTGAAGAAGGCGCCCCTATTGTTGGTAACACTGAAATTTTAACTGAATTCAGTGATATTTTAAATTTTACCACAACATACACTTACAAAGGCCAAGCAGCAGGATACACAGTTCAAACTGGTCCAACACCAGGAACCCCGGTCACACAAAGTCTACAAAGTTGGCTGGATCAGTTTGCCACAGTCAAAGATTTTGGTGCCACTGGCGACGGAGTAACTTATGACACCGCTGCCATTAACCGTGCCCTGTATCAATTATTTTGTAGAGAATCAAATCCACAAATCCGTCGTAGCTTGTTTTTTCCAGCCGGTGTTTATCGTATAACTGGATCTATCAATATTCCTCCTTATGCTACCTTGTATGGTGAAGGACTAGACAATTCAATTATTGCGTTAGATCCGGGAGTCAACGACTATGCAGGACGTACAGCTGATAGTTTTCAACAAACAGGTGTTAACATTGGGTCCGGCGGTGCAACCCCGCCAGCCTTTATAACCATCAGCAACATGAAATTTCAAAACAACGATGAAACAGCCAACCCGTTCCTGGTTCAGAATGCTACTAATTGTCGTTTTCAGAATGTCAGTTTTGAAGGACCTCTGACCACATCAGATTTAACTTCTGATGCGGCTGGTACCATGGGTGTTGAATTTGCCAGCACAGTCACTTACATATGTAATCAGATTGTGTTTGATGGCTGTAGATTTTCAGGCACTACCTGGGCCAGTTACAGTAGTCAACAAATCAAAGGCGTAGTATTTTCAAATAGTAAATTAGATACGTTGTATAGTGGATTTGAATTTGTTGAAGGTGGTCCGGGCCCAACTGGGGTTCGCATAGTACACAATCTTTTTGACAACATCTATGCCGAAGGCATTATTTTTGGCCTTACAAGTTTGAATGCAAGCGGATATAATATATTCTATGATGTAGGAAATCATTTTAACGGTGCTGGCTCGCCGGCTACCTCAATTATTGACATACAAGGTAACAACAACATCAGCATCAGTGACATGTTTGAGCGTGATGACACAGATGCGGCAGTTTATCCTAGGATTAATCTCAACAACTCTATTAGTATTGCCACAACCAATGGATCACAGTTGGCCATGGGTTCATATGTTCGCGAAAGTGGAAGCATCCTAACTTTGGCCAACAATACCACAGCCAATGTATTTGAGTTAAATGCAATTGATGTAAAAGCGTTTAATGTAAATTATACCATCACACGAAACTATGCATATCGTACTGGTACTATTTTAGTAGCAACCGACGTTGGCGATTCAAGCATTGGTATTACCAGCAGTGACGACTATGTACAAAACGACGATACTGGAGTCACTTTGCAAATCAGTCAATCAGGCGACATTGTCAGTTTGGATTATATCACAAACGACCTTGGTACTATTGGATCCATTTCCTACTCTATCACATATCTAGCCTGATGTGGCCCACTACCTTTAGTAACCGCTTGGAAAGCTGGAACCTTCTGCGTTCTCAGTGCCAATCTCTTCCGGTAGAACAAACTCTAATCAATATTAACCAATGGTGGTTTAATGTACCATGGCGCCCGTACTATTTGCACTGGGATGATCAGGCAACTTGGCCAGATCCTTGGCAACTTTTGAGCGACGATGTCTATTGTGATCTTGCTCGCGGGCTCGGAATCCTGTATACTATAACTTTGCTAGACCGTGCAGACTTGGAGCCTGTAGACTTGGTTTTGACTGAGGAGGGTCATAATTTAGTCCAAGTAGCAAAAGAAAAATATATACTTAATTGGAACAAAGATTCAATCTTAAATAACAAACCCAAAGTTAAAATCATTCGGCAGTTGAAACAACACCAAATAAAATAGTAGCATATTAAAACGAACGAGAGTTAGATGACGCAAATTACAGTTGTAAAAAGAAGCGGTGTAAAAGAGCCACTGCATATCGACAAGTGGCAGGCACAAGTTGCCAAAGTCTGCCAAGGTATAGCTGATGTAAGTCAGAGTATGGTAGAAATCAAAGCACAATTACATTTTTACGATGGCATTACCACACAAGAAATTGATGGCATTACTTTGAGAGCCATAGTTGATCTTATCGACATAGAAAGTAATCCTGACATTGGGCACACCAACTACCAATATGTAGCAGGCAAGCAACGTCTAAGCATGTTGCGTAAAGACGTATATGGGTCATACGGAGTCCCGCACCTTTATGAAATCGTAAAAAAGAATGTGGCCACAGGTCTTTATACCAGAGAACTTCTTGAGTGGTACACCGAGGAAGACTGGAATCGTATGAATGACATGTTGGATCATGACAAGGATGAATTATACAGCTATGCAGCAATTGAACAACTTATTGAGAAGTATCTTGTACGCAATCGCGCTACGAAGGAGATCTATGAGACTCCACAAATTAGGTATATGGTCGCGGCCGCTACGGTCTTTCATAAAGAAGAACCTGGATCGGCACGTATG